CAGCGCCCGGCGGACCTTGCGCGCGCTCCGCGCCTCCTCGGTCCCGGGATACTGGGAGTCCTCGATGTCCTCCATCGCGATGGAGTCCTCGAAGGAGTGAATCTCGGCCTTGAAGGTGAGGCTAGACCGATTGAACGAGGAGAGGCTTTGACGACCAGCGCCGGGAGCTCGGCGAGAGTCAGCCTCGGGCGCCCCCATGAAAGAGCGGGTGTTCTCGACGAGGAGGGTCCCGCTGCGCTCGGGGATGTCGACGCGCTCCATGACGCGGTCGGCGATGAGCTGAGCGTCGCTGGGGACAGCCTCGGAGACGATGCCGGTGAGGATCTGATCGACCGGATGGAGATTGCTATAGCTAGGACGAGCCATCGTTTAGCCTCCTTATGCGAACTGGCTTGCGCCGGTGAAGATAACCTCAATCTCGTCGCCGTCGGCGTAAGAGGTCGCGTTCAGGTTGTAGATGACGCGCGCGACGCTGTACTCGGTCGCGACGTCGTTAGCCCACGGGATGAGGCGAGCGGTCCCAGCCTCGACCATGAGGAGAGAGTCGGACCCCGCTTGGATCGTGTCACCGGCGATTGCCTTAGTCCGGCCGAAGATCACGACCTCGACGACGTCGCCGATAGAGGCGGAGCGCTGAGCGATGCCATCGGCAAGCTCGCCTGTGGTCCCGTCGGCGAGAGCCGCTTTCCCGTTCGCGTCAATTTTGACAGCCTGGAGAGCGGTGATCGCCTCCGCGGCCTCGAGGGTGATGATGTCTGAATTTCCTAGGCGGCTCATTGATTAGCCCTCCATAGCAGCGAGGAAAAACTCGCGGTCGTTGGTCCGAATCTGGTTGAGAGCCTCGGAGAAGCTGATGCTCTTCTCCGCGGCGATGCTCTTCGCGCGCTCGGCGAGAGACTCCCGGTTAATCTGCTCCCCGGATGCGCCGTGACCGACCTCCCGAAGAGGGACAGCGGAACCAGACGCGCGCTCGGAGAACATCTGCCAGAACGCCGCGTCTCCGCTCTTCTGCTGATTCCACGCCTTCTCGGCGAGTGGACGCTCGGCGGGGGAGATGCGGCCGGTCCGGACGAGCTCGTCGACGGCGCCGGCCCGCTTAACGGAGTCGTTCTCCTCGCGGAGCGCGGTGAGCTGCTCTCGGAGAGTCTGGACCTCGGCGAGAAGGAGAGCCGAGCCCTCGCTCATCGCGTAGCCTCGCTTCTCCATCATCTTCTCCTCGTCCTCCTCCTCGGCGAGCTTCTCCTTCTCGGAGTCCTCGGCGAGCTTCTCCTCGTCGCTCTTCTCGGCGAGGAGATCAGAGTCCTCCTCTTCGAGCTTCTCGGCGTCGCCAGCGGCTCGCTTTTCGAGCTCGGCGACCATCGCCATCTTCTGGAGGAGGAGGTCGACGAGGTCGCCCATCTCCATCTTCATCAACTGCTCTCGGGTCTCCATAAGGTGGACCTCCTCTGTCAGTAAGACACGGTCGACCGAGCTCGCGGATTGCTGCGGTCGAGGGGTAAGAGTGATCGCGAGGAGTTGAGCGCCCCCGGTAGGAGCCCCGCTCTCTCTCGCGTAGACTGAGCCCGTGACGAACTCCGGAGAACTCCAGAGAGAGCCTTGGGCTTCTGCGACTGCCCGCCGCCCGCGGTCGTTATAGGCGGGGATAGCGATGAGACACGTCCCGTCCTCGGAGAGGCGGAGGTCAACGATCTCGCCGAGAGCTCCGCCGGTCTCCGGCGTAGACGCGCCGACGTTCGGGGAGCTCTGGTGATTCCAATCGATGATCACCGGGTCGCTCTCGCGGCGTGCCTGGAATACGCGAACCATCTCCGCGAGTAGCTCCGGCGTGACCTCGGCGATGGTCTCACCGCTCATCCGGCTCGCGACTGTGCCGGCGCGGAGCGTGACGAAGGGGCGCCCGAGCTCCTGACCATCCTCGACGACGACAGTGAGGCCATCGAGCTCGACCTCCTCCGCCTCGGAGAGCGCATAGGCCCGCTCGGTTAGCTTCTTCTCATCGGCTGCGTTCATTTGACCCACTACTTTCCGCGCCCATGCAAAGCCGGGATCACCTCCCCACCCCTGCCACGCTTGCCAGCCTCTCCCCTGCTCCCCCCACGTCGAGCCCTCTTTGTCGATCTCATGTCGGGTGAAGTAGGCGAGCATCCGGCGGACTGTCTCCGGCGAGAGCTCGACCCCGTTCTGGAGGTCGCGCGCTCGAGCGATGCCGACCGGCGTCATCCCTCGCTGAGACTCTGGCTTCTCCGCGCGGACCTCGAGCGCTCGACGCGCTGCATCCTGAGCGCCTTTAGGGGGAGTGAAGTCGATGTGCGAATACTTCGCCGGCTTCTCCGCGAGCTCCTTCTCTCGGTGCTGCGGATGCTCTTTAGGGAGCAGGTCTAGGTCGGTGTTGTAGGCCTTCTTCCGCTCGCCGGTCCCGACCAGCTTGAGGAAGGCCTTAACCCGCGCGAGCGCCCACTGCTCCCGCGATGTCACCGATGGCCGATGCGACGTGGAGAAAGCTCCGGCGCCGCGCCGATAGACGGCCTTGAGCATCCCGAGGTCGACCTTGCGCCCGTCCGCGGTGTAGCGGTCGTTGTGCTCATCGCGGAGGTTTGAGAGCGCCTTCTCGGTTGAATCCGAGATCTGGATGTCGCCCCGAGTACCAGACGCGCTCCCCTTAGGGTTCCGCGTCGAGCCGGTCCGCTGGTCCCCCTTAGGCGCTGGCGTCTTGGGGTCATCCTTCCGGCGCTCGGCGAGTCGGCGGAGCTTGCGCTTAGCGCTCATCGGTTCACCTCGCGGAGCTTGCGATAGCGCTCGGAGAGAGCGGCCGCTCCTCCACCTACACCACCGGCGACGCGGTCGAAGTATGATCTAGCCGCCTGGTCGGGGAGCTCCCCGGCGCCGATACGCTCGCGGATAGCGCGCTCGAGATCATCCTCTGGCGTGAGGAGACCAAACTGAACCAGCGGCGCTAGAGCGTTTAAGCTCTCGGCGAGCTCGTCGGCGTCGAGCCCGGAATGGACGAGCCGCGGGAGCTGTGATGGGTTGCACTCGCCATAATTCCACTTGATGAGCCGCCCGATGGTTCCGCCTCCACGTCGGTCCTCGCCGCTCACGGCGCCGGCGACCATATCGCAAAGGTTGAGCGCGGAGCGCCGGAATACGGAGAGGTGGACCTCGCCGACGGAGCGCGCGCCCGTATCGGTCACGCCGAGATGCATAAACGACGCGAGGAAGGCGAGGCTGATCTGATGATCACACTGGGCGATCGTCGCCAGCGCGTGAGAGCTGTCCAGCTTCTGCTCTCCAAAGGTGTCGAACGAGACAACCGGGTTGTCGACGAGATACGATTGCTCCTGCGCGATGTAGGCTTGCGCCTGGGCGGCCGCGCGGTCGATCATCTCGTCGATGTCGGTGTCGGTGAGGCCGGCGGATTCAGCGGCGGAGCGATCAACCGAGACGCGGGGAGTCGCGACAGCCCATCGCTCCATCCCGACCCCTAACAAGTTCGCCGTTCGCTGCTTAAAACGCCACCACCACCACGCCGGACGGAGAAGCCCTCGGCCCTCGAAGTTCGAGCCGGTCCGGTTGAGCGTGAGGAGGAGGAGCTTGGAGGCGGGGATAGGCTCCGGCGGGAGAGTGTTCCCGCGGAGCTGCTGAATCACCGCGTCGAGGTTCTGCCCATCGGCCGACTCCCAGCGGAGGTGGGCGCTCGGCTCGCGGTCGGCGTAGCGGTCGAGCCAGACACGCGGGACGCCGCGCTCGTCGTGGGCGATGCGGTAGACCTCTTCGGCGTAGCGGTAGCCGATAGGCGCGAACTCCCAGAGATACTGAAGCTGATCCTCCCACGAGGTCGTCATCATCCCCGGATAGCCGTCGGTCCCCCAACACTCATTCGCGAATCGCGCGAGCTCCTTCGAGTGCTCGTCGGTCTCGTCGCCTGGTATCCAGCGCCAGCTCGCCTCGAGGAGGGTCTGCTTGAGTACACGCCACGACGCCGCGACAGTCGGGTCCGTCGCGAGCATCTCCTCGGCCTCTTGGATCCAGTTCTGCCCGGTGATGCGGAGGTTCTGCTCTTTGCCGACGATCTGGCCGCCGGATAGGTAGGTCCCCGTGATACCGCGTTGACCGAGCGGCGCCACGGCGGGAGCGCCGCGATAAGGTAGGTCGCGCGCTCGGGTGTACCCTGTACGATAAGACATAGGAGAGCCTCCACTTTGTTCAGTACCATACACCTCTTCAGTATAAAGATAAAATCATGACGACGACGCCGACGCTCAACCCGCTACAGCGAGACCTCCTCCGAGCGCTTGCCCATGAGCAGACCTTTATCGCGGTCCGCGCTGGATGGGGGAGCGGTAAGACGAGCGCGCTAGTGTTCGCGATCCTCGCGATGTCTCACGCGAGACCGGGGAGCTCCTCGCTTCTCATCACCGACACCTCGCCGCGCTACCGGACCGTCCTCGCTCCCGAGATAGAGAAGTGGCTCGCGCCGCTCGGGTGGGAGTGGAATCAGCTCAAGGGGACCTGGACCGACCCTCAGACCGGGAGCGTCGTTTGGTGTCGCGCCTACTTCCGGCCGGGGACGCGCGACTCCTCGCATAACCCGCTCGAGGGGATCAACGTCTCCGGCGCCGCCTTCATCGACGAGAGCCAGACGATGACCGAGGAGGTCGCCCAAAAGGCGCTCGGCCGCCTCCGCTCGGGTCCGTCGCCTATCCTCGTTATGGTCGGCCTCCCGGTCGCCGATGCGTGGTGGGTCCGGATGGCCGAGGATAACGGCTGTCCCGCGATCTTCCACACGAGCTACGCCAACCGGGCCAACCTCTCCGAGGCGTGGTTCAAGGCGACCGAGGCCCTCCCGCCGGCGGAGCGCGAGGCGATGATCATGAACAAGCCGACGCCTCCGACCGGCTCGGTCTACTCGGAGTGGTCGGAGGAGAACATCGTCGACGGGTGGAAGTACCGCGAGGATATGGAGGCGAGGATCGCTATTGACTGGGGCTTCCGTAAGCCGTCGGTCCTCATCATCGCTCATGACCCCGAACTCGGCGCGGACATCATCTGCGCCGAGATCAACCCGCAAGAGGTGACGCTCGATCAGCTCGTCGGCCTCATCCTCGCCGTCGCTTGGCCGCGGAGCCATCGGGCGAGCGCGCCTGGAGCGCGGATCTGGTTGGACGCCGGAGCCGGTGACAAGGCCGGCGCCGCGCGGAATGACCAGACCGCGATGAGCTCCTTCAAGGTGCTCTCTAAAGCGCCGCCCCATGGCGTCGGCCTCCGGCTCCGGCAGACCACGAGCCCGGTCCGGACCGACATCGTCAACGGCGTCCACCGCGTCAAGCGGGCGATATGGCGCCGACAATATCGGGTCACGCGCGAGGTCTGGGAGGCCGGTCGGCGATGCGCCGGGAACTCACTCCGGAAGGCGCTCGAGGGGTATCGGTGGGACACGCGGAAAGAGCTCCCGGTGAAGGATGGCCGGGAGGACCCTCTCGACGCGCTCCGCTATGACTGCATCATCTGGCGATGGGGCGAGGAGGCGAGCTTTGAGCGACGCCGGAAGAGAGGCGCCTCTCGCGAGAGCCGGCCGCGCCTCGCCCATCGGGGAGGCCGTCAGGTCAAGCCGTGGGACCAAGGAGCGCTCTTCTAGTCGCCGCCGCCCATGACATCGTCGAAGCTCCGCGGCGCTGGAGTTGTCGCCGGAGGAGCGACCGGCCGCGGCTGGCTCGGCGGCGGCGTCTCAAAGCGGACCTCCTTCGCTTGGGGGATCCATTCGGCGAACTCGGCGGGGAGCTCGCGATGATGGGAGATGTCGGCGAGCTCGCCGAGCTTCCGGTCTCCGGCGAGGAGGGAGAGGCGCTCGATGACCAGACCTTGGAGGCCCTCGAGCTGCTTCCTCAGCACGTCTTTGTCGATCTGCGCGTCGCGGAGCCGAGCGATCAGCGTCGAGCGGTCATCGTTCAGGCTCTCCAGCTCCTTCCGGAGTTGAGCGACGTCATCAGGGTCGCGGCCGACGAAGATCGAGATCGCCATGCTCATGCTCCCGACGATCATCCCGATTATGCTGACGATGATGTCCTTGTTCTTCTCGGGGATCTGGCGTTGCGCGAGGAAAGACAAGATCAACAAGACCATCAAGAGAAAGAGCAAGCTCGCGACCCACGAGCGGATTGATTTAGAGCTCATAGCTACCTCCTATCGGAGGCCAGCTTACCTATACGCGAGGTGAGCAGTAAGGCCGAGGTAGCCGCGAACGCGTCCGTTGGAGTCGCGGAGGACCGGACCTGGAGCGACGACATCGACGCGCCGCGCGAGGTGGAAAACCATCGTCGGGACGATCTGGAGGACCCCCGGCTCCGGCTTGAGGAGCCCGATGATCTGCCCGCGGATGACCCGCCGCATCGGAAGCCCCTCGAGGCTCGGGAGCTCCGTTGACTCCTCCTCGACGTAGGCGAGGTGCCCCGAGGGGAGG